TGTCTTTGCCGGACAGGAGCTCACTGGCATCACCGTGGAGGGACAGTCGGTAGGGACCCAGAACTACACCTCCATTATCCTCGAGGGCGTGGATCGACAGGAGGTCTTTCGGTTCGACCTTCGCCAGCCCGTCACAAACCAAAGGACGTGGACGAACGACCAAGTCGGCGTACAGAGAGCCATCGACGACATTTCTGCGATCTTAGGCATCCCCAATATGTCCTCCGGCCTTGGAGGAACGGTCGATACCATCGTTCCGGGGTCTGGGATCACCGTGGATTCACTGGATCCAGAGAATCCGATCGTTGCCATTGCCAACACGGCGGTAACGCCCGGAGGATACACGAACCCCAACCTTACCATTGGCGCCGACGGCCGGATCACTGCCGCTAGTAATGGTACCGGCGGAGTGACCTCTGTCAGTGGAACGGCTCCTATTGTATCGAGCGGTGGTGCAACTCCAGCCATCAGCATCAACACCTTCGTTGGAGACTCCGGATCCGGAGGATTGCGAGGGGCGGTACCGGCTCCGGCCGCTGGTGACGCTGCCGCCAACAAGTATCTAAAGGCTGACGGAACGTGGCACTCGGTTCCAACATCAACCGGTGACGTTGTTGGCCCCGCATCGGCAACAGACAACGCCATAACTAGGTACAACCTCACCACGGGCAAGCTTATCCAGAACAGCACAGTTCTGCTGGACGACAACGGCAAGCTGGGTCAGGTTGACGCGATAGATTTCAATACCACCCCGATCACGGCAATAGCTGCAAAGAGGTTGCAGTGGAGTGACGCAGAGGGTTCCTTGCAGCTTGGGCTAAAGGGCGGGAACGTCCACTCGCACATTAGCGAGGATTTGTTCTTGTACGGCTACAACAACAGCGGTAGCCCGATGACCAAGGGGCAGGTGGTGAGGGTCAACGGTTCAAGTGGCATCCGTCCGGTTGTGTCTCTGGCGCAGGCGGACTCAGACCCTAACAGCGCAGATACGGTGGGCGTGGTGGCCGAGACAATTGCTAACAACTCTCAGGGGCTTGTTCAGGTGCTTGGCATCATGACCAACCTAAACACGAACTCATTCAATGATGGGGATGTGCTATACCTGTCCCCGACCGTGGCAGGTCAGTTGGTGAACACAAAGCCAGTGGCCCCCGACCACTTGGTCCGCGTGGCCTATTGTGTAAAGAAGTCAGGGGGAGCCGGTGAGATCTACATCGCTCCCCTCAACGGGTTTGAGCTGAATGAGCTGCATGACGTACTCATCACCACCCCAGCGACCAACACCTGTGGCCTGTACTGGAACACTGGGACCAGCGTATGGGAGAACCTGACGCCAGCCAATGCCAGAACAGCACTTGACGTAAGCAAGAAGATACTACAGGTAGGCTCCCTGACGCTTACCACCGCAGGGTGGTCGCTTGTCGGTGGCCTATACGAGCAGAACTTGGCCAACGCCAACATTACAGCAGCTTCCATTGTGGATGTTATCCCCAACAACGCTGATATAGCTACTGTCATTGCCGCTGGCATCCTTCCGAGGACGGACAGCGCAGCGGGCAGCGTCAAGGTGTACTCCCAGAACCTGCCAACTGCCAACATTGGCGTGACCATTAACATCAGCAACCTATGAGCGTAGGCTCTTTTGCGGCCCCACTTATTGGCTCCCCCGCTAACGTGCTGCGTGAGTATACAGCTAGCGACACTTGGAGCAAGCCAACCAACAATAAATTCGTCGGTGCGTTCGTCGTGTGCGTTGGTGCTGGTGCTGGCGGCGCGTGTGGCGACCTTCGCGCAGGGATAACGGTGCAGGCAACGGGCGGGGCAGGAGGCGGTGGCGGATGGGTGGTATGGGACTTTATTACTGCCGCGTCGCTGGGCGGCACAGAGGCTGTGACGGTGCCTGCCGGAGGGGCAGGGCAGGCAGGGCGCAATACTACCGGAACAGGTATCGCAGGAGCCAACGGAGGCGATGCATCGTTTGGCGCGCACGTCATCGCATTAGGTGGAAAAGGGGGAAATAGTACCGAAACAGGGCGTGACATAACAGGCTGTACGCCAAGGAGAGGGTCGAACATCCTGCCCGGACATCCGTCGATGCGTGTTGGCAACATTAGTAATACCGGGGGCTTCTACTGGCCTACAAGTGGCGTTCCTTCATATTCGACGAGCGGAAGCCGCGCTCTTGGTGGCGCACCCGGAGGCAACGGAGGAAGGCGTGACGCACCAAGCGGAACGGCTGGTGCGGGTATCGCTGGCGGTGGCGTGTGGAACGGCACCGCTCTGACAGGTGGTGGGGCCTTGGGTACGGCTACCAACAATGGGGGCAACGGCACAGGCAACATCGTGCTGACGCTACTATCGTCGCATGGCCTGACCACAACCAATGGCGCGGGCGGTGGCGGTGGTGGCGGTGGTGGAGGGAGTGCAGTCGCTGTGGCTGGCAACGGCGGCAATGGTGCTATCTCCGCAGGAGGCGGTGGAGGAGGCGGTGGAACGGATACCGTCGGCGATGGCATCAGCGGCGATGGCGGCAACGGAGGCAATGGGATAGTCTATGTTTACGAAGTATACAAAGCATAAGCAATGGCACGATATGCAATAATCAAGGCAGGATACGTCCTCAACGTGGTGGAGTGGGATCCGGTGGCGGCTCCAGACTGGACCTATCCTTTGACACATGATTCGGTGGTGCTGGATGCCAACGGCAACGCTGGCATCGGCGATTGGTATGAGGCGGCGGAAGACATCTTCTATCGACCCATCAATGCACAGCCGCCCGACTGGCCGGACGAATTAAAACCAGAATAACCAATGGCAGACCAAGTAAACCTCCGCAAGGAACACAAGAACCCAAAAGGGCGTTACGACTAATGAGTCAAAACTTATTCGTACCTTTGCAACCATGACTACGGAACCACAAAGCAATTTTGATGCTACCGCGTTTGCGGAGGCAGAAGAATCCTACATCCTGTCAACTATCGGTGATGGCGATAATGGCGACGCATCAGCACCAGAATCTGACGAACATGTTGAGGCGAGTGGCCCCAAACCATTGACCAAGGCGCAGGTCAACAACCGCAAGAAACTCGCCGTACTGGTTGATCAAGTGGTTCGCCATGCCAAGCGTCACGACATTGAGTTCTTGTCTTTTTTTGAAGGACTGAACGCTCCGATGGAGGTCAAGGCATCATGCACGCCACAGCTTGTTCGTGCCAGCGTTGCCCATTTAGCCATCGTAGCCAACAAGGACTTTAACGAAGCCTTGGTGGCCCTTCGCGAAATGTTTCCAGCCCAAGACCAACCAGAGCCAGATGAGACACTGCCTATCGTGCAAGCACCTGAAGCGAGTGACGAAGCACCCGTGGAACGAGGGGAAGACCAAGGGTAGCATTTCTGACCTGTGCGGGTATGTATGCACGGCTCCAGATGAAGTTACCAATGATCCGTTCTACGTCTTTTTCGATCACGACAACGCTCTATCAGGATGCGAACTCCACTCACCAGCTACCTCTACCCAAGAGGCGTCGGACATCTCTACCCCATCGCCCGAATAACACAGACCGATTTCGGCTGGAGGGAGGAGTACCTGAACAGACTAGGTCAGGTTATCTTTGTAAATGACATCCACAGCACTGTGGAAGAAACGCCAAAACCGTTACTAAAATGACTGAGCGCGAGAAGTTTATCAAGGACCTGCACGAGGTCATGATCGGGTATCGTGAACTTGCTAAGATTCACGATGTAAACTTTGCTGCTGTTTACGACCATGAAAGCGGTGGGGTCGCTGTTGTGTGCAGAACTGATCGCCAGAACGCCATTTCGTTCGCCACACAAATGCCGCTGATGCTGACTCCGGATGACCAGCTTGTATTCATGGAGTACATGGCCAAAAAGATGATGGACGACAGGGGTGTGCCAAAGGAGGATCTCCAAAACACTACGCTGCATAATGACTGAGCGCGATAAGGCTATCGAGGACTTCGACAACACCATGCGGACGTATTTGGAGATAGCAAAACTCCACGACCTGAACTTTATGGCCGCATACGACATCGGAGATCGTGAGTTTCACGCCCTTCGGTTTGTGGATCAAGGAGCGGCGATAGACTTTCCAGCAAAGATGGTGCTTGACATGCCAGAGAAGGCGCAGGACTACTTCATGAACTTTGTGTCGAGTTGTATCAAAGAACAGCGCGGCATCGTTGATTTACAACCTAAGCGGAAGTTTTCCATCCTCTGGGGACTCGTTTCATTCGGCTAATACGTTCAGCCATGCGTTGCTCTTTGCCGTCCTCGTATTCCTTATTCAGGGCACGCTGTACGGATCGGGTTCTATGCTTTACAAGACCAATGATGTGGATCAGCTTATCTGCTTCGGCATTCGACAATGTAGCGAATCGGCTGTCAGTGTGGTCCATGAACATCTTTAACGCCTCGTTCCACTGTAGAAGTGCGTTTACCGCATCATTAAGAACCGCGTTGTCCTTAGTTATCTCTCCTCGCCCCGGTTCGGGGTGGAACAAGTCTGGCATCAAGTCCATGGTCACAAAGGTATGTAACCGATGAGGGTAAGCAGCGAAAACATGGAGTTCGGGTACGAGGTAGCTGCAACCATCCCATGGGCCTATGCGCTGCATCTGAAGGGGGAGTTGACAGGAACGGTTAGTGGCATAGGCAGCGAGCCGTTATACTATTTTAGCCCAAATCATGTCATTAACCATGAGCCACGGGACTACGCCAACACGCACAAGTCAGTGGCGCCTAATACGTGGATCCATGTTCCACGTCTGGATAAGGGCAACTGGGTGCCGCCACCATACAAGGAAGTATACAAGGACCGGGCAATAACCTTCGACAAGCCAACTGTCGTAATCTACAACCGTTACAACAAGGAGTGGACGAAGCCGCCTATCAACTACTTCGATCTGCCGACGCTGCGTGCGCTATTTGCGTTGCTGGACAAGAAGTATCAGGTGGTCTACTTCAACGTGGCTGGAGAGGAGTCTTTGGAGGACAATGCCCACTCCATGAAGCTGGGTGACTACGAGATGATCCGGAAGGAGTTCCCGCAGGTCAAAATCATCCACGACCTAGTGAAGCAGCACAAGTTCACGTACAACGAGGTGCAAATGCGCGTGTTCGCTGGGTGCGAAAGGTTTGTGACCATGAACGGCGGCCCATCCATGCTGGCGTCGTTCTTCGCCAAGGACAACATCATCTACACCAAGGAGTGCAAGGAGCTCCGGCCAACGGTCAACTCCTTCTACAACTGGTATCCAGATTTCGGCGGATCAATTATCAAGGTAGTCCACACCTACGACGACCTGATCAACATGGTGCGTGACAAATGGGTCAGGGAGCTTCCGCTGATCAACATCCTTGTCCGCTGCCACAACAGGCCGAAGGGCCTTGACCGCCTGTTCAAGAGCATCGCGTCACAGGGCTACCGGAACTGGAACGTCATCGCCTCCTACGACAACGAGGAGACCTTCAAGTTCCTGTGCAAGTATCCGTGCTACAAGGTCAAGGTATCCCCAGAACCACCGCCAGAACACAGGCCACAAGGGGACGACTACAGGGGCTACTTAGCCCCTAACCTTTACCTGAACGAACTAGCCAGCTACGTGAAGGATGGATACATCACCTACATTGATGATGACGACTTCTACGTGCCCGGGGCGCTTCTTGCAATAGCAGGGGGCTTGTCCAAGAACAAGCTGCTACTGTGGAATGCCAAGCTGGAGGTGAACGGACGGGTAATACCAGAGAAGAAAAACAAGGGCAAGGTCGTAGCTGGCGATATATCAGGCATAGCCTTCGCCTTCCACAAATCGCACCTTCACAAGGTCAACTGGACGCCATGGCGCCGGGGAGACTATCGCGTTATCAATGACCTAGCTGGGTATATGCCGGTCAACTACATGGACAATGATCTGTCCATCATCGGAAATAGATTGGACAATTTCAGCACAGCAGAGAGGCATGCCAAGGCTTTGGAGCACAGGGCCAAGAAGGCAGAAGCCATAAATGCGGCCGTAGCCAGCAAAAGGGCCGCAGGGGCTGATGTGGTATACGAGAACATCTGCCTCACCTGTCCAACGTGCGGGCAGAATATACCACAAAAGTAAAGGGGCCTTTCGGCCCCAGTACCCTTCCTTGTCGGGATGTATGGTTAGCTACCAGCAGTGCCATCGCTGTTGATGAGCAGAGTTGCGTCGCCAGCGTCAAGTGCGGTGGAGATGGTAGCCATCCCGGTCGTCACAGCAGCGGCGTCATCCATCGTGAACTTGGTCACGAGGTAGGCGTGTACATTGGCAGAGTAGAATCCAATGGCTGGCTGGTTGTACTGACCGATCATGGGGAAGTTGGCGCTGGAGCCAGCCGCCATCGTGCCCTGAACAGGCGTATAGCCAGAAGGCGTGGTCAGGTAGATGGGGTTCGACGTGTAGCCAGCAAGGGCCTGTGGGGTGCAGGCTCCAAGTCCTACTTGTACGGTTTCGCCGGTGGGCACGAAGGTGATCTCCATGGTGTTGATGTGTTGGTTACGGTACAAATCTACATAACTCCCTGATAATCAGGTGGTTACAACAAATTTTACCGATAACAAATCCTTCGTACCTTTGGGGCCATGGATAACAACGAACTGAAGTCTTTTATCGCCAAAGACATCAAGCGACTAGAGAAGGAGTGGCACGAAGAGGCCGATAAAGAGCGCGGCGCCTATGACTTCCCGTCCTATGCAAGGACGATAGCCATTGACGCCGAGATCAACACCCTGATGCGGGTGATGTCGCTCTTGAGTTAGGCGAACACAGCGTCGATTGCTGCAACGGCAGCATTTACGCCAACGAGCGTATTGACCCAAGTGCCTTGGTTCGTCACTTCTCCCATTCGGATATCCAAAAACCGGTTATCCTTTAGGTGGATGCGGACGTAGTACTTGTCCGTGGTCGTTACCTGCGATGGGGTAGCGGCTCCGTAGATATTCTGGAATCCACGTTCTGCGCACACGTCAACCATGCCACTGGCTGGGTATACCTGAGTGGTTCCATCCGTAAGAGTGATGGTGAGAAGGTTCGTTCCTACTGTGACTTGCATGTGATGGAGGTGTATTGTTCAGCGAATCCGGAAGCTGCCGTTGTGGTGACGTAGTTCATCCTGCGAAGGTAGCATAACTCTCTGACTGTCAGATAGTTTGCACTACCTTTGCGTTCATCGCATCCCGCAAGCAAATAAACCTTCACTCGGCCGAGATCCTCCTAGCCCTAAGCTCAGGAGGCGTGTCCATTTCCAATGGTCACGAGAAGCTGATCCGGTCGGTCGGCCTATCCACAGGGGTCAAGGGACCAAAGGCAGAGGTCGAGCTACCCTCCCGAGAGAAGGGCGCTCCGACCGCACTCCACCTTTGGTTGTTTGAAATCCCAACGGTCAAGTACGGAGACGATGCTGGCAAGAAGTTTGAAGGTCAGTGCTACTACGATAGGATTCCTAAGGAGTGGATAGCCAAGTGGAAGGACAAGGAGATCCTGCGTGAGCACTGGAGGCCATCGGACCCAACCAAATGCGATGACGCTTTCTATCGCTTCATCGACAGCCACATCCCTCAGTTCAAGGACTTGATGGCTTACGAGCCGTTCTTCCTGTACATAGAGCAGGCTCGTAGATGGCTGGAGGACAAGCGAACGATATCGGACATCGAGCCAGCCGAACGCGCCCACTGGAAGCAGCAGGAACTACAGCGCATAGCCGACAACAAGCTATACGGCCTGAACAAGTACTGCACCATCAAGGAGGATGGATTCGCCGGTGGCCGAAGGAAGTTCGAGGCATCCGCCCCGCACGCTTTGGTCGCGTTCGTCGTGGATCTTGGCAAGCACTTCGACCTAGTGAAGGGTCGTCAGGCCGCTTTGACATCCGAGATGATGGCCATCGCCAGCCTGATGATGGTTACTGTGCCATCGTTCACCGGAGTGTTCATGGTCCACAAGAAGGACGGAACTGGTAAGACCCTGTTCAGGGACAAGCACCAGAGCACCCTTCAGCACTTGCCTGAGTGGATCACCAAGGAGTTCGACGTATCCAAGGGATTCTCCAGCGAGAGCACCATCATTGACTTCGACCCCGGAGATACTAAGGCGACCAAGGGTATGGATATCTCGGAACTCAGGCTGCTGAGTGCTGAAGACTCCATGGCCGTGAACGGTCGTACCCCGACCATCTCTCTTGTGGATGAAGCACAGAACGTGCCCACCTACCAGAAGATCAAGTCCGAAATTGACCCAACCCTGTACCAGTTCAACCCGGACACCGGTAAGATGGACTTGGTTCGACAGATCGCCGCATGGGGAACTGGATCAAGCAACAACACGGGTCAGGGAGCGTTCGAGAACGACTTCAAAGGCATCCTTGACGCATGGGAGAAGCGCGAGAACACAGAGGGATGGGTTCCGCTGTTCTTCGACTGGTCCTGCCGTCCCGGCGCAACCGTAGAGTTCTACGATAAGCAGAAGGCCAAGTACCTGCGAGGGCAGACCGAGGAGACCAAGGGCCTTTCTCCTGCCGAACGCCTGAGCTTGTTCTACGCTCACTATCCCAGCAGCCCGGACGATGCATTTATGTCCACGCACAAGACCCTTGTGCCGATGGAGGTTATCGTCAAGCAGCAGAAGCGCATCATCGAACTGTGCCACAACGCGCAGCCAGAATCACTCAAGCCTGTCTTCGGAAAGTTCATTCCGGTGTTCGATGAGTCCAAGACCATACCCGGAGACACGTACTTCGAGCACCCTATTGTAGGTGTTCAGTGGCAGGAAGCAAGGCCAGATGAAGTAGACGCCCCGATCCAGATGTTCATGGACCGAAAAAGCGGGTGGGCTCACCGGTACTTCCAAGGAACCGACCCCATCCAGAACGATGGCGGATTCTCCCGCTTCTCTTCTGTCGTATGGGACACTGCGGCAAGGACCATCGGAGAGGGTGATGAGGTTCAGTATGTACCAACCATCGCTTGCATCCTGAACTCACGCGCAGCCCAGCCAGTGGAGCTGTTCATCCAGAACATTCTGATGGGCATGTACTACGCCAACCACGGGCAGAAGGCGTGCAAGGAACTCGTGGAGATCAACGCCGGTCACAGGTACGTGGACTTCAAGACCGGTCCCGTCTGTAACCTGCGCGAATCGCTACTGACCAGACATCAACTTCTGCCTAAGTACAAGACTGGCAACGCATCTAACATCTACGGCATCGACCTGAAGGGCGGAAAGGGTTCTCGCAAGGAACTTCTGTACGGTGACGTGGTTGACCTTTTGCTGGCCAACTGGCACAACATCTGGTACTACGATCTGTGGAGCCAGATCCGCCACATCTCCGTTATCCCTGATGCCGAAGGGGGCGTCAAATGGGGTACCGAAAACAAGAACGTCTATAATGACGACATGGTGTACGCCATGGGCTACGCCGAACTCTGCGCACGCTGCATCAACAAGCAGCCAGAGTACGTGATCACATCCGAACCCAAGCTGGTGACCAAGCGCATCATCGAGCGCGATGGCAGCCTTATGCCTCATTACCGCTGGGTGAAAGTACCCGCATCATACGCATGAGCAACGATTACCGATACCTCATCTTCGCACCGAAGAGCATCAAGGACCTTCGTGTTCAGTACCCAGAACTCATGGACTATCCAGAGTTCAAGTCACACGTCATCAAGATGCACGATGTGATGTTCGTGTGGTGGTATGCATGCCTGTGCTCCCCGATCATCGAGAAGCCAGATGACGAGCGCATGGCAGAGGCTGTGCATATCTCATACCCATCCAGCCAGCAGCGGTCGGCCAAACTTATGGAGTTCCGCGACCGCATGCCAGAGAACATCAAGGGGGCGATCAAGCGGATGGAGTCCTTCAACACAGAGGCTAGGGTTGATAACTACCTCCAGACAAGGACGGTTAGGGAAAACTGCAAGGCCATGCTCAGTGAAGACACATCGACCATGGACTCCGACCAGAAGGATGCTTGGGCTACCCGGGCACCTAAGCTGTGGAAGTTGCTGGACGAAACCACCAAGACATTGGAGCGCGGGTCATTCGGCGTGTCGCTCTACGAAGAAACAATCCTTGACGAAGCCGATGGAACGCTTCGTCAGTTCCGACAAACAAAGCGATAGATGGAGCAAGTAAGCGTCAATAACAGGGGATCAAAGCCTTGGCAGTGGATCCCGGTGGCATACTACCAGCCGCCAAGCATGACCATCCCTGAATCAGAAAAGGGTGCCGCTTACGCCAGTGCATGGACCCGGTACTTTCTTTCCCGCCAACAGTCTGAGTGGATCAACTACTACCGCAACAACTACGTTGCGAACATGGAGTACTCCATCGACTCACGCTGGGGGGAGGAGGCTGACGTTCAGATGTTCCTAGGAGACGGCCCTTCGCAGACCAGCCGCATACCGTTCAAGGTGCCCATGATGGGTCCGATGCTCACTCGAATGGTCGGTGCTGTAGATAACATCTCCATCTCTGCGATGGCAGAGTCCGCCACCCAGCACTTCTCTGCCACCCGCAAGGAAGACGCCCTGCTCCGAGTAATGATCATGTCCCGCGCTGCTCAAGCAGGACCTGACATGGCTGCTGCATTTGAAGGCATGGGCATTAGTCCCAACGAGCAGAAGACCGAGAGTATCTTCGAGATGAATTATCAGGACCACTTTAAGCGTGGTATCAATAGCCTGATGTCGATGATGTCGTTGCGCAACAAGCTGCCAACGACCAAGCGAAAGGTTGCAGAGAACATGGCCCTGTCTGGTATGGCCGCTTTCCACAATTTCATCAACGGATCCAACATTGAGAGCCGACTGATAGAACCTCGTGAGGTTGGATGGGACACCTCGGCCATGGAGCCCGATATGTCCGATGGCCAGTTTGTGTATACCTGCCCACTTATGGACGTGGGAGAGATCGCTGAACGCTGGAACCCGGCCAAGGGTGTCATCGAAGCCTTGGACAAGTGGGCTCGTGTGCTGCCAAGTGGTCAAAACTTCCAAGCCGGGTGGCCCCAGTCCCGCCCGCGTGTGTTCACCATGTACTGGAAGGACTTCAAGAAGGTTGAGCGCGGCTTTGTCATGCGTGATGGAGAGTTGGAGTTCTGCACCATTAACGAGGTAAATCCAGACACCGGCAAGCCAGACTTCACTGACGCGGATCTGGTCGATCCTCCGAAGAACATCTACACGGACGCTTGGACCGACACAGAGCGCCGCGAGAAGAAGCAGACCAAGACTATTCAGGTGGCTCGTTATTGTTCCATTATTCCTTGGGAGTACCTGCCCGGCGGATACACCAAAGGCGTTGGATACGGGAAGGCCAATCGAGCTCCACAGCCACCAAACCACAGCCTGCCGGACGTTGGTGTTATTGGTGACATCGTTCTTGACCACGGCATTGTCCCAATCCAAGAGGCCGACCCCGATGACGTGTACTCGGTACACTTGCCTATCAAAATTTCCACATGGCGGTACATGGGTGGGCATGTAGTTGCACCATTGACCGCAGCCCGCGATCCACAAAGGTGGATGAACCAGATCACATCGGACGTTGCGTGGAGGTTGCGCAAGGCCGGTGGAAAGTCCACCATCATTGCCAAGGAGGCGATTGCAGACTCTAACATGAGTGAGCAGGAGGTCGCCATGAAGATAAAGGAGGGCGACACGCTGTTCCTAAGCGGAAGCGTGCTCGGTGGTTTGCCTCAGTCATCCTACTCTATCGACGAGTCGCCCGGCCCAGCCATCTTCAACATGGTAAGCCTCATTCCACAGGCAAAGTCCATTATGGAAAGCTCTGTTGGTGTGTACGAGAGCAATTACGGATCACCACAGGGTCAGGATCAGTTGGTCGGAACGCTGCAACTTCAACTTCAGCAGGCCGGTGTGATGCAGCAGCCGTTCTATGCCTCAATCGCTGACCTGTTCCGCCAAGAGAATCAACTGTACGCACAGGGAGGCAAGGAGTTCTACTCACGCCACCCGTGGATCCTGCGACAAATGGTAGGGGAGGAGGATATGGAGGCATTGATTGCCAGCAAGGACATGCAGGTAGAGCAGTTTCGCGTGAAGATCGAGCTCTCTCCAGACGGACAGCAGCTTCGCACAATTACCGACCAGCAGACCATTCCGGGACTTATGCAGCTAGGCATGCTTGACCCCATTACGGCAGCACAGCTTATGGGTCGATCAATCCCAGAGGACGTGTACGCGGCCGCTAGGAAGTTCACTCAGCAGTCAGCGCAAGCTGCTCAGGAGCAGGCGGCCGCTCAGGAGCAGGCGGCGATGCAGCAGCAGATGGCCATGGAGCAGGCGGCTATTCGTGACGAGGAGGCGGATATTGCCAATCAGGACACCAATAGAGAGCTGAAGATGTCCCAACTCCAGCAGAAGCTCATGCAGCCCGAGGCTCAGGCGGCCGCAGAATGGAATAAACCAGACGCAATGACCGAAGCGGCAATGGGCGCAACTCGCTAAAAATCAACAAGTTGTGTGCGTTGTCATAACTACTTAGTACATTTGCTCCCATGGAAACTCCTGACACTCAGGTGATTAGTACACCGAATGACGTACAGCGTGATGCTATCATGTCTGTATTTCAGCCACAGTCACGCACTGTGGCGCGAGAGGCAGCGCCTGCCACTCAGCAACCCGCACCCGTAGAACAAGTAACCGAGGCTTCAAAAAAGCCACCGGCAGAAACTGTTCCGGCGGCTGCCAATACTTCAGCGAACCATGCGCCCGAATCTTCGGCGCCGAGCTCTTACGACTCCCTATTGGACTCAATGGGTTCGACAGCAGCCGCTGTAGTGTGGACGCCTGAGGCCAAGGCCGTATTTAATTCCACGTTCGGA